TGATCTTAATATCTGCGCACCCTTTAGTATACAGTTTCTGGATAAATTTGTCAAATTTATAATAATCAGTTTTGTTTACAACAACCAGCTTGACATAAGAATCTTTTAAATCAAGGGGATCGAGATCGGTGGGCTCTCGCTCTTTGTCGTCGTACTCGATTCTTTCGAACATAGTATATGTATTTGGGATGAAGTCAAGTTTTCGGTCACTGAGATCAAACAGGTGGAATCCTCGAGGGTCTTTGTAATCCTGCCAAGTAAGTTCATAGGGATTGCCGAGATAATAGATATGACCATCATCTGACCTATGATGATAATGACCAGAGAAAACCATATCAAACTTGTTAAATGTTTCTTTAGATAGTCCTTCATTAGACTGCATCCCCCTGTACATAGCAAACCCTGCGATTTCAAAATGACCCATGCAGAGTTCTGCTTTAGTTTTTTCTATTTCATCCAGAGATGCTTGATAGTTTTCTGGACAAATCCATGGTACCATACAAACATCAATACCATTTAATGTTATCGTTTCTGGAGAGTCAATAACTTTAATATTTTTATATTCTCTTAAAAGCAGATCTGGAGAATTTACGTCATTAGTATTTTTATAATAAGTATCGTGATTGCCTGCCAACATATAAACAGAGATGTTTAGTTCAGCAAGGCGATTAAAAAACATCTTCTTGGCGCGATCAAGTGCATAAAAGTTTACATATTTACGCCTATCAAAAGTATCACCAAGAATAAGAACAGTATTAATGTTGGCTTCAACAATTGTTGGGAAAAATATATTTTCATAAAATTTCTCAAAGAAGTCTAAGAATGCAATACTATCATTGCGTGCACCAAAATGCTGGTCTGTGATAATTGCGACTTTCAAACAAACCCTACCTTTCTATTGGCTTTAGATGTATGCTTTTGTTCAGTTTGCTTATTGAAGATCTCAGCAATAGAATACTCAAGGACATCCCCTTCTTTCTTCTCAGGGATAACAGTATTGAGTTTAACTGCCAACTTATTTGCATCGTCAATAGACAATGGCTTGAATTCAACAATATCAAAGCAACGACCTGGACGAATAAGAGCAGCGTCGATATCACGGATGCTTGGAAGATTTGTAGAGAAGATCATCTTCTTACCTTTGGTTGTCACAAGACCATCACCCACATTAAGGAAACGATGCATCATTGTGTTACCATCGCTACGTGATTTTAAGAAAGCATCGCTGTCCTCGAGAACCATAACCTCTGCATCATCTTCAATAAAGCGAGCAAAGAATCCATCTTTCTCGAGTATACCTGCATCATATGTAACGATAGCAGAACAAGAACGATGCGCAAGCAGACCACGAATGAATGTAGTTTTACCAGTTCCAGGTGGACCGATCAAAAGAAGAATATTTGCGGAAGATTCCATATAGCGATCGTAGTAGTCGCCAAGAGATTCACCTTTTAGAAACGGATACATTTCCTCAATAGGAAGACGATCACGATTTAATGGTACGTTAACAGAATTACCATCGCTGCCATAGATCCATTCGATATAAGAAGTGACAACAGAGAAATTAGATTCGACAAGTTCAATTATCCCATCGCAAAAATCTTCATCGCCATATGCACGCACCTCTGTTGAGTTGCTGTTTACGCTGAACTTGATAAGATTTTTGTTCTTTTGTTCAATGATGAACCCTGAAGAAGAATTGGTTTGAACGAACAGAAAATCTACATCAAATTCATTTTCTGCCCACCTTTTCCAAGTATCACGATTACAAAGAACTGTTGTTTCTCTTTGCACTGTTGTTAGATTAGCGTCAACACGACTCCGCATAACCTCAGACGTAACTAGATCTTCAAAATCTGATACACCCAAAAAAATCTTTTCATTACTATTGCTCATAATCTCTTTCCAGTTTAAATTACCATCATATGAATCCCAAGTATAACCTTTAAGGAATCTATTGTTTAATCGTCTTACTCTTGATTTTCTTTTTTTTCTTATTTCTTGTATAACTTCTTTATAGTTTAGTTCTGCAAATAATTTATGTATCGATCTCGCCATTCGCATCACCTATAAAGTCTTCAAGACTATCTTTTCTTTTTTTCTTTTTACTCAATTGTTTTTCTTCAAATGCAGAAAAGTCTTGCGTATTGCTTTGTATAAAATCTAGATATGCATTTCTAAACTGTCCATCCTCATCTTGTTCCTGCAGATCAAAACTCTCAATAGGCATATCCATAACTAATTTGTTTTTGATGTATGCCTGTTTTTTCTCTTTGGAAATTCTTCGCAAGAATGCATAGTAAATTATCTGCGTGAAATAAGAAAAAGGATTGCTGGATTTATTAGGATCAAAGTTATCAATATACTGAATACAGTTCTCAATCCCATCTAAGATCATATCATCTTTATAGGAATAATTAATAAAGTTAGGTTTGTAAGAAAGATGAGTTGCAATCTTCAGAATACATTCACCAATATAGTTACTCACCTGAGGTTTCGGTGAGCCACTTTCTTCGGCTTCTTTTACCTTCTGTTTATATTCTTTTATTGCAGTTAAAAAGTCTGCGTTGTTTACATAGTGTGCCATATTAAGTTCCTGGTTTTGATCCAGCAAATCACATTATACATTGAAACTGGTTAAAAGACAAGTTTTATTATTTGCAATAAAATTATATTTGTCTTTTATTTGACTTATGGGGATAATTACGGTGTTGGGGGTTGAAGATGAGATTAGTGAAATGTTTTATTTCCCTTAGAAACAACTCTTGCTTCTTCTTTCTCTTCGGTAGGAGATTCTTCCTGATCTCCAAAAAGAGCTTCCAAAACATCTATACGCTTTTGAATGTCCTCTGCTGTTAAACTCTCTGCATCTTCCCAGTCAAGAGTTTTCTGCTCTTGTTGTTTTCTGTTGGTCCTCAACTCTATATGTTCCTCATGTTCTTTTACAATTCTAACATAATGAGGTATAAACACATCATGCATTTGTTTAGTATACAATATATGTGTTTTTAGAATGTTAAACATCTTGTCTGATGAGAACTGGCAATAAGGAATCGCCGTTATAGATTCACCATCTTCTAATTCTCTTGTTCTAATTAGCATTGGATTTAATAGATTTAAAGTAGACTCACTCTCAGATGACAGATCTGCCATCAGTTGCTCTCCAGAAACTAACTTTACAACTACGTAGTTGGCCATAGATTAATCTCTACCAGTTTAGTTTCAAATTGTTCTTCAGCATATGTCTTATATCTTTCTGCTGCATGATTAAGAGTATGATTCTTCCAAGACTTCCAATGTAAATCATCTGCTATATCATATAGATTACAATGAGTCTTACCCTTCTTTAATCTCAATCCACGTCCGATACTTTGTAAATTACGAATCTTACTTTTAGATGGCGAAGCAAAAATAACATTTTCGATTGACGGTATATTAATACCTGTTGAAAAAGTTCCGAATGACGCAATAATTATAGCGTCCTCTTCACCTTCAGTTATATGGCGAATTGCTTCTCTATCGCTTGTATCAGTTCCGCCATATACAAAGAATACTTTACGGTCTTTATGTGCTTTTTGTTTAATCATCTCATATAAAACTTTACCGTGTTTCTCAACATACTGAAATAAGACCAAAGTATTACCACCTGATTTAAGTGCCAAGTTTCGAATAAATTTATTTCTTGGCTCGTGTGAGACGATCCAATCCATCTCTTCTTGGTATTTATTATTTTTATTAGCCTGCCTAATGTCCTCAGGATATTTTAAGATAAGGCAAGTTATGTTTAACTTGGCAACTCTATCGGTTTCCATGAGTTGCTTGGTTGTAATTACTTTATGTACAGGTCCGAATATACCCTCAAGAACTAAACGATGTACCTTCTTGTTATCAAGAGTTCCAGTTGTTCCTATCCTGCATGGTATATTATCCATCTTTTCCATAACGCCAGTTAAAGATTTGGCTTTAAAATTATGTGCTTCATCTCCAAACATAACATTGAACTGTTTAAACCATGCACGTGGCTGTAAGTAAATAGATTGCCATGTGGTTATTAAAACATCTTTGCTAAATTCTTTGGGGAATCCACTATACAATTTTTGACAATGTGCCTTAACCGACCACTGATTGACTGAAGAATAGTCTTCAAAATCATAATACATTTGTTCGACGAGAGAAGTAGTTGGAACAATGAGAATGCATTTTCTACCGTGATCTAAATGCCAGCGCATAATACTGTAGATAATAAATGACTTGCCCGATGCAGTTGGTGATAGTAATACAACTCTATCTTTATCTAAAGCAGTTTTGATCGCCTCTACCTGGTAATCTCGTCTTTCAATTTTAGAAGGTAGATCTAGTGAATCGACAAACTTTTCAATTTGTTCTGTCGTATATCCATTAGAACTTTTTATATCAGTCTTCCATGTTATGTTGTAATTATTACTCTCACAAAACTGCTCAACATAATTAATAAGACCAACATATAAAGTTTTTCTGACTTGATCATACAAACGAACCTTACCATCCCATAATCTAGCGCGATACTGTGGTGTAAATCTAGCACCTGGATATTCGTAGGTGAAGAAATCGCAGAGTTCTTGTTCTACGCTCGCATCTGAAAAGACACGGACATGAACCTCATCAAGTTTTTCAATGGTTAGTATACTCACTACATCCCTGCCAAAAATTTCTTCCACTCTACTGCAGTTTTTAATTGCCAATCTCTTGCTTTAATTTGATTAAGAATAGACTCAAGAAGATAGATCATTGTCTCAAGATATTTTATCTTGACTTCCAAATTATTTAAATCGCTGTCGCCAGTCAAGAACTCATCCATCTCGTTCTTCATTGGCTTAACACCTTGCCACTGATCCCAATTATGTTCTTGTAATTCTTCGCGAGACATTTCCCCACGATAATAACGAAATTTATTTTTGCGGGTGAGGTTGTAGTCAGACTGTAATTTCGTGTGCTTGAGTTTGACACCAATAAGTATTTTTATATACTTGGCGTGCAGTTTTGGAGTCTTTGTTGCATGTTCACCGAGATAATTATCATCGATATCGCAATCTTTATCCCACATTTCTTGCAGTTGTTCAATGTTCATAATATCCTCACTTTCATAGTTATTATACTATGAAACTGTAAAAAAGTCAAACGAATTTGTAATAATTATATCTGAATGTAGCGCTGCCTACCAAGTATTGCACGTCTTGATTGGTTGATTGGAAAGTTAAAGATTCCAGAGAAGTTGGAATCAGATCAATAAACTGAATTGATTGCACTGCTTTATTATTTGCACCTAATACTTGCAGAACTCCATCTGAATAATTCTTTTGCAACTCATTAGATGGACCACCCTCTGCATTATCTATAAACATCTCATACTGATTATGGCTTTCTGGAAATCCGAGACCTTTTAGCCAGTCGTATACTGCCTTGTAATTAGCCATGTTCTCATCTACTAGAAACTGTACATTTAGCGGATCGTAATTAATAATATCACCAGCAATTGGAAATGGCGACAAAGGATTATTAGACTCAAATGCTGGCAAAGAAATGCCAGGGATAATTACCTGCTGTGCAAAATATGTCAAATCAGGTAATTTAGAGATACTAAATTGAAACCCATTGGGAGACAATGGATTAATATTGGTTGGGATAGGGCAAGTAAGTGTAGTTATCATGTTAGTTTCGTTTGTCAATAATTACTATTTATCAAAATAAAAAAGGGGAACCGAAGTTCCCCTTTCAAGTACAACTCTACGGTTGTTTAGATTACATAAGGTTAGTAATCTTAACGCGACGATAGTAATAGTTCTCGTTAGCGTTGAGGTTGCCAGTTCCGTCCAATTGAACGAATGGATTGGAGACCAGACCATAACGTGTCTTGAAGCCAATCTTTGGCTGGAAGCTGTTAGGATCAACAGCACGAACCAGCTGGAGAGGAACGTATGGGCAGTAGAACATACCTGCATCGAATGCCGAAGCACCCTTGTAACCAACAACCATAAACTGGGTTGCCGATACGTTTGCAGTATATGGATCAACATAAACGCGATACTTTCCGTTTAGGATACCAGCAAATGTTGTGCTTGTATCATCAACAGTCAGATTGTTGTTCAGTGCTGGAGCATAATCCAGAACACCTGCCATTGCTAGTGCAGAAGCAACATCAGCAGAAGTGATCAGGAAGTTACCACGACCACGACGAGTTTGCTGACCGATTGCATTTGCTTCGCGCTCAACTTGGAACATCAGACCCTTGAATTTCTCAACGGACCAACGACCATTGGAGTCAACATCCAGGTCAAAAGTTCCTGGGTTTGCTGTTCCAACTGAAGCACCTGGCTTAGCAGTTTTGTAAATTGTACGAACGATTTCGCGGTTGATTTCTGTCAGAATTTCTGTCGACAGGATGTTGCTGAGTTCGCCTTCAGCATCAAGACCATGAACAGACTTCATGTCTTGTGCGAGTTCGATTGAGTACTCAGCTTTCAGAGCACGTGTCTTTGCAGTAACGCTGGTCTTCTCGATTGAGAAAGCCATTGCACCGAAAGAACCATCACCCTGACCACCTTGACCAAGACGCTCTGCATCAGCAGTTGCCAGACCAGAACCAGTAGTCTCAGAACCACCGAAGTCATAAGTACCGCTATGTGTGCCTGTACCAGAAAAATCTGTATCTGCTTCGTTAAACAGAGCCTCTGTACCGCCCATTGTGCTGTAACGCGACTTCATTGCGAAGATCAGACCTGTTGGCTGTGTCATTGGCTGAACGCCGCACACATCATAAGCGATCAGTTTTGGCATTGCACGGCGAACCAGAGAGATCAAAACTGGATCAAACTTAGCCATACCGTTTGTGTCTGGGTATGAACCAACTGAGTTAGCTGGAGCAGCTTCGTTCAGCTCACCAACTGCTGCAGCGTACTGGCGCATTTCGCGCTCTTGGTTTTCCAACAGAACAGCTGTAACTTCTTTGATATAGTTGTTCTTAATTGGGTCACTACCTTCGTGGTCCAGAACTGGTGCCCACTTTTCGATTAATTGTTGACGAGTAGTCATTTTATTTCCTTTGGTTTAAAAAATTACTTACGGTTGAGAACGCTCAGATATGCTTTCATCGATGGATCAACAGCTTTAGTAGTTTCGTTTAAAGAATCTACTGGAGTGTCGGTCACAACAGATTTAACATCTGCGCTTTGTGCTTTAGTATTAAAATAATTTTCACGGATTGTTTGAACTTTCTTAGTGAAAGATTCAGCATCTTCAAAAGATAGTTCTTCTGCAAGTCCTGTAAACTTCTCTACTTCAGTGTCGGTAAGACCTTCACTTGCTTGACCGATGATTTCAATACGCTGCATTTCGCTGATAGATTTTTTCATCTCAACATTTGCTGCGACTTGCTCATCAAGTTTTGCTTCGAGACTTGCAATTGATTGCTCCATTTCAGCGACCAAGTCATACTTCTCTTCTGGAACATCGATATAATGCTCTTCGAATAA